TGCGCATATAGATAGGTAGGTTTTCTACCCTATCGTACTAGTAAGGTTGTTGATTTGACGGCATTCTTACATTTTCATGTCTGTCATTCCTAGCATAATTTCGGGCTTCTCTTAACAGTTTTCTTAACAGCAATTTTCATGCTTGAATTTTCGAACGTGTGTTTGTATAATATGTTTGAGGTGAGATACATGGAAAAATTAGAATACCCACTGGTTGGTTACGCTGCACAATTCGCTGAACAGGATGCCATCTTTGAACGATATGGTAAACACATGCACATATGTGTGATTGATCCTGACAAATATCGAATTGAAACGCCAGAAAAAATGGAGCAATTAATTGCTGACTTCGAACCATGGATCAAGTTTGAGGAGCAAGAGGAGCGTTACAACTCCGGTGAAGATCCTGAACCCAATCTCACCCACATCGAAATTGATAATCCTAAAGCACACTACGCTACTGCTATAATTTCCGAATTGGAAAAAACACTAATTAAGGAATATAGCCTCGGGTATAGTGTTCAACCTTCAAATGACGAAAATAGTGCAGGCAAACTAGTTGTTCATCATGGCATGGACTTGAAACACCAACAGCGAATCTGCTTTGAATTCAGCAATACTGGTGTTCTGACGTCCAAGCTGACGATGGACGAATCTACCGAGATAGCCATCAAGAAAATCAAGACATGGCTCGGCGCGTAACTTTCTTCTATAATAATGAACAGCAAAAAAATAAGCCTCCCACCCGATTGGATGAGAGGCTTTTACGTCTACTTGATCACGAGCTTTTGACCTGGATAAATCCAGTTCGGATTGCTCAATCCAGACAAGGACGCAATGCGGCTATAAGTCGTGCCATACTTAGCAGCGATAGCTCCCAGCGTATCGCCAGAGCGAACGGTGTAATAAGTGTGACTAGCCGCAGCACTCCCACTGATCCGCAAAACCTCACCTACATAAATGTAGTTTGGATTTGAGATCCCGTTGAGATTTGCAAGTGAGATGTAGCTCATGCCGTACTTTGCAGCAATGGCGCTTAAGTTATCGCCAGAACGCACGGTATAAGTTGAGTTTGAGCTGGTCGTGATTGGTGATCCTTTCGCCAAGATTTCGACGTTCGACTTGCTGATCCAGCTCATGATGCCAGACAACAAGACTGACGATCCGGACACCTGCGCAACCTTGTAGGATTTGCCGCGTACCCAGCTTGGAATACCCTCGCCAGTTGACCAGTACTTTGCGCCAAGGTTGATCTTGACTGTATAGCCCGTCGCAATGCTGGACTTGGCCGTTTTGTTTGCAGCTGTCCCGGATTTGGTTGCCGCTGTCGTGGTCTTAGGATTGACCGTCACCTTACCAGTGGAACTGGTGGTGGCCTTGCCGTAACCATTATCAGTGATCCCAGTTAAATCGACGTTTCCATCTAGCCCGCCAGCGCGATAGGTTGACGTGAATTGGAAGATACCGATGTTAGCGAAACTCGGGAAGTAGTTGTAGTTCGGCACGGTGGTGACATTGTAGTCAGGATATTCAGCCAGCCAAAGTTGATAGTGCGCGGCAATCGTCGTCAGATCCAAGTGTGATGTGAGGAAATTCTTGTAACCGTACAACATCGCGGTATAACCGGCGTCTTTCACCCGTTTCAATGCATACAACACGGCTTGAGTATTCGGTGAGCCACTTTCAACATCAAGCGCAACGATTGAGCCTTTTGGCGTTTGGATCCGTGGCAAGTAGTAATCAAGCATTTGATCGGCCTGGGCACGATTAGAAAATTGCGAGTAGATATACGTGTGGGCCCGCTTACCAGCCGCAATCAAACTAGCCACTTGGGTCTTGTAGGTGGACTGCACGACGAAGCTACCGTCATAGTATCCACCGATTTGAGAGATGCCAAACTTGTCACCAGAGTAACCGTAGACACCGGTAGCGCCTTGATACTTGGACCAATCAACCCCAAAATCTCCCTTTGCTGCATAAACAGAAGATGGAACGGCCAATAAAAAAGCACTGGCTGTAATCGCCAATGCCGTGCTTAATTTATTTTTTAGCTTCATGGTGCCCTCCTTATTACTGTGGAGCCAGTTGAGCCTTAACTGCATCCGCAGCTGCCTGAGCCGCGGCAGCTACCTTGTCTTGATTAGACGCTTCCTGATCGACTGTTTTTTGCGGATAGGTTTCTGCTAGGCTGTCTTTCAAATTCGCGTAGGACTGTTCAACTGCATTGGCAATCGTCTGCTCGTCTGTGCTGGTGAAGCCAAGCGACTTCAAACCGTCTTTCACAGCCTGAATGGCAGTCGATTTCTTAACCGTACCGTCAATCGCTTGTGTCACACCGAGCTGTTCTGCTGCTGTTACAGCAGCATTTGCCAATGGGACTAATACCTTTACCAAAGTCAATGCCTGCTTGTTAGCTAACAGTTGTTTTGAAATCCAAGCCCCAATAATTGGGACTGCTGCTACTGCAAGTGATACTACAAGATCTGTCCAATTATTCATCATCATTATCTCCTTTGATTCCTACGCGGTCTTCCAAATGGGTAAGCCTAACCGAGTGACTGCCAAGTTCTTCGTCATGTGTTTTTAGATGAGTATTCAAGTCTGCCAACGACTGTTCATGCAGCTTGAGCTGACGATTAATCGTCTCTGAAAGCACTTGAATATCAGAACGCAATGGATCTAAGGCAATCTTTTTGAAAAGCCAGCTGCCCGCACTTACACCCACCCCTATGATTGATATGAACTCCGCCCAGTCACCAATCGTGTATCCAAAAAATATCACTTTCTCACTTCCTTCCACAAAAATACCGCTAGGCGTTTGCCCCAGCGGCGTAGTCGTTACCGGTAATCTGTTTATATTCATCAGGAGTGATCATTACCGGTACATAAGGTGCAAGGTCGATGCCCCATTCGTAGAACTGTTTACAAATATCGTAATCTGTCATGCGCCCGACTCCAGTTTTGCCACCTTGAGCATCAGAGTGGAGATTAACTGCTGTTCGGCCGTTGGTGTTACCTTGTTGGCTTCGGCTTCGAGTTCTGCCTGCTTAGAGGTATCCAACGCAAGTTGACCATCTACGAGCTTAGTGGCACCGAGTGAAATACCATTCAAGTCTGATTGAGACAGCTCAACGGCATTCGTGGTATCAAATGGCGCCCGCCATTCGTAACCATCAAAAAATTCTTGTTGCCATCCGGTGATATAGCCATCACCGTCTAAGTCAAACAATACCTTGATTTTATCTTTGGTTTCCATATCTGTTCTCCCTAAAATGCGTAAACTGCACGCAGTACAATTAATCGTTGTGGGTTTGATGATATGTTTACATCGTTTCCGGATAGCGTCGTGTTTGAGGCGTAGATATATTTTTGTCCCGCGGTACTTGCGTTGAAAATGTAGTTAGCAGTACCCGAATTCCCATAACCTGCATGACTTTTCGGAATAAGCGTATATGACATGTGCGCATTACCTGCCGTTTTAGTAGTTGGGTTATACTCCGACCAGTTAAGCAACCACCCATTTAAACATTCATTGAGTTTAAGACTAGGGGTGATACTCTGGGAACCGGCCATCCAGTAGACGCCAGACCAAAGGACTAATCCACAACGTTGCATCATTAGCAACTGAGCAGGAGTAAGCACTCCGTCCTTCCAATAGGAAGCTGAACTAGCTGAATCCTTATATAGGCCACCAAGATATAGTTGTCCTTCTCTTAGGCTAACCTCATCAAACTTAGTTCCACCATCATATAATACTGAACTAATTTCAACTGGGGAAACGTTTGTAGTCGAGTATAAGGAGTTATCACTATCTTTATATGCAATCGTAGATAGTGCACCGTTTTCAAGGGTTGAAGTTCCATGAACAGTAAATGTCGCACCAGTTGGCTGAACATTGGCAAATGTGCTATTAAACGTAGAGCCGTTAAACGTAACACCATTGAAACTGAGCCCGTTGAACGTTGCGGCATTGATTGCCGAAGCAGAGATCTGTTGCTCGACCCATGCAGAACCAGTAGATTTATAAAACTTAATAGCAACGTTATTAGTGTCTACGAGCCAAAACTGCGAGTTAGCTGGGGCCACTGTCGATGGCAACGTCATGCCACTAGCATAGCTAGTAATATCACTGCCTTTAGGCCCTTGAGGGCCAGTTTTCCCTTGCAAGGCCACCGAATATGCCGTTGAGCTTGTGCCGTCTGTCATGGTCGTGATTGTTCGTGTCCACAGGTAGCTCCCTGCATCAACAGCTGGGATTGACGACAACCAAGAACCGGTTGGGATGGCTGTACCGCTCGTCGATGCCTGATAGGTCACGCTGCTAGACTTGACGCCGTTACCCGTTTCGCCCTTTGCGCCGTCATCAACTCGTGATAGGCTTATCGAAAACCGCGCCATGATTGGCATAGTTACCCCTCCAGTTCTGCCGTATAAGTCGCCTTGTTATACACATCGCCAGCGTTGATGGTAAGTGACGCTCCCGTTGCAACAGCAGTAGTACCACCATCCTTGTACCATTTGATTGTGCCCAGAGCCGCAAGCGCGGTGTCAGTGACTTCCTGCCCGCCCTTGTACACGTGAGCGGTTAGTGTGGTCGCAACATCTGTGTTTTTGAAGATTGTGCCGCCACTTGATAACACCACCATCGTTATCGCATCGGCACCATTCGCACCGTTTTTGCCATCAGAAGCTTGGCGTGCAACGCTATACGACACCGTGGACTTCCCGTCTGAATACTTGACCGTTACACGGGTCCACAAATACTTACCTGCGGCAACGGTTGGAATAGCTGTAGCCCATCCGGTTGTTGGAGTTGTCGTGCCGTCATTACCAACAACGTATTCGGTCACGTTGGAAGATACTGTGACGCTTGAACCATTTGCACCGTTCTTGGGGTAATAAGTTACGCCATATGTCGTGGTGCTCTTGCCGTCAGAATACGTCACAACAGTTTTAGACCAGAGATAATTGCCAGCGGCCACGTTTGGCATAGTCGTCGTCCATGTGCCGGTTGGGGTATTAGTACCATCAGTAGCAGACTGGTATGTTACTGCGGTGTTTGACACAGTGACGGAAGTGCCATCTTTACCATTACTACCGGCCTGACCCTTAAATGCGATTGAGTAAGAAAATTGCTTATCAATGGTGATATCACCAATCTGCACTGGAATTGTGAGCGTGCCCGCAGTATTGAGTGCCGTCGTCGCCGTGATCGTAATAACTGGCGCAGGCGTCTTACCATCAGAAACAGCCGTGATACCAGTTGCCCCCGTGATTTTCCCAACAGTCGCAGAAACTTGTTCACTACCACACAGTGCCATGACCGTCGTGGTGATGGTTTGTGTTGAGTCTACGCTATTCACGCCACCATTAAACACGTGGGATTCATTTGATAGGATCACGCTGTAACCATCGGTCAGGTCGATTAAGTCTGTTTGACTCGAAGCTTTAATTGCCATTATTTTTTCTCCTTAATGTTATTGCCTTAATTGTTGTCACACAGCAAGCATCGGTACGTCGCTTTTTGATTAACATCATCAACATTCACTGTTAACATGAAGCCGTTATCCAGTAATCGTGGATCGTCTCGCGGTAGGTCTGAGTATTCTGTCTCTCCGATATTTTCAACTTGCCACTGCAAGTAATAGCCATCACCCATTGCCGCTGCTAGTTTCGAGCTGTTGTCGATGATGTTACCGCCGGAAGCGATTGTCACTGTTAGCACCGTTGAGATGCCCGTATTTTTGAACATATTGCCATTGACGCTAGTAACAGCGAGACTGATTGCATCATCACCTTTAAAACGAACCCATATATACCGAGATGGGTCGGTTGGATCTGGCTCGTTTTCGTCGACACAAGTACCCATGTAACTGGCACCAGAGCTGTTTGTGATGCTGAACCCATCAACACCATCGGCACTATTTGCGTATGCAGTATGGATATATTGAGATTTTCCGTCAGCACCTGGAGGGCCGGGTTTGCCGATACTACCATCGGCACCCGTTACCTTTTGCCACTTACCGGCATAATCAGCAGGATCATCGCTCGGGGTCGCTGTCTTTCCCCACACCACTGCCATGTAGGCTTTACCAAGTGGCAGAGAAGAGATGCCAGCGCCCTGATCATCGTCGGCATAGCGCGTCCACGGATACCAGTGAGCGGTCTGCTTGAGTGTCTTCAGTTGATCGGCTACCTCTTGCAAAGCCGGATCGACTTGATTGGCCTCGATCAAGTAGTCTCCTAGTGTGGCCTCATGGGTATCGTTGGCGTAACTGTCTTTGAGTTCCAGCAAACGTGCAGACAGGTTCAAGCCTTGAGCCTCATCGACCAAGTGTGCTGTATCGCCAACCTGCACTTGATCGGGTAAATCGGCAATATCAACCACGTAGTTGATGCTGGCGTGGTTGGATTGCTTAAGGTCGGCTAGTGCTGACTGCACCAATGTCGCTTGTGTTGTAGCATCGTAGGTCTTCACGCGCTGAATATGGTGATTAGTGGGTGTTGGGTTATCGTTACTAAGTGTGCGTGACCATAGTTGCACAGCGACAGTGTCGCGCAAGATACCATCAGTTCCCAGCACATAGCGGCCATCAGGATCAGTCCACTTGTAGCCTTTGAGTGTGATAGGCACATCTTTCCCATCTGGCGTTCCGCCTGTGGCCTCAATTGATGTGAACAGGTCATAGATGTTCCCGGTCGTTTTGATTGAGTTGACCTGCGTGTTTACCTCTAGCCGTTGGCCCTTGTCAGAGCCGATGTGCTTGTAGATGTCAATGTAGCGTTTGACGACGGCCGTGCCATCTATTTCGAAGCGAAAGTCCAGTTCGGCGTTGTCGAACTGAGTAGCCACCGACTCAATGCGTGCTAAAGCCGTTTCGTCGGTGCTATCCCACTCAAGCGTACGGCTAAGCGTCGCGATTTCGTTGGTACCTATCTCAAAGCCAGAATCTGAGGTAAACAGCTTGATGTAGTCAGCAATCGGCATGGCTTTAGCTGCCTTGTATGCGCCGACTGTTTCGTTGATTAAGTCGATGCCACCGTTTTCTGCGACAAAGTCAAGCTCACCAGACTGCGGATCATAACCCGGCTCCGGCCAATCCATAACAGTTGCAAAAACATATTTACCGCGCGGGTCTTTATAAAGCACAAAGTTACCCAATGCGGCCATTTTTGCAAGCTTTTCGGAATTGTTCGGGTCGGTGATCAGTGTGCCTGTATACGTCCGACCAACGCTATTCGGCGCCATCTGGTCATCAATATCGTTAATGATTTGAATTGGACCAGACCCACCCGCAGAGGCGATGCCCAACACGTTGAATTTTCTGTCGGTGAAATATACATCGATACTCACTAGTAGTACGCCTCCCTATATTGCACGCTCACTTCAAGCGGAGTAGTGCACCAGCTCGACCCGATTGTCTGAATTGTATTCTCTCCCGGTTGAAGCATGAACTTGTCCCATGTGTTGCCAACCGTGTGGAGTGTCATGTCTTCGACTCCATTCACGAGAATGGCCTTGTTCGCGACGTCAGCCGTGACCACATCGCCATCACTGAATCGATTTGCCAAGTCGTCCCAGTACTCAACGTCGGTCCACGAAAAAAGGAGGTCGGAGACCCCCATGATTGTGTGTTGTGTTTGTTGCCAACGTTCGAACCAGATGCTGGCGGATGTGATCGGGACGTGGTTGGTGATCTGGTACTCCTTCAACACAGTCTTCCCTAACGTCGCTGAATCAGTTGTCGAGTTGACGCTTGTTACTGGCGCAATTTGGAAACCGATGCGTGCACTAAAACGGTAGAGCTTCAGCTGGAAATAGCGCCCGTTTTTAAAAACTTTGCGGTCGAGGTTGATCGTCGTGAGTAACGTGTTTTGATTCCAGCACTCCATCGCCATTTGATCGCCGGCACTTGCGGAATCTCGCAGGATAATCGACATCACCACGTCGTTTCCGTTGCATAGCGTGTATTCAAGACGACCACGCGCTTTCGATGACGTGTCAAATTGCACACGTACCACCGTCCAACAGTTGCCCGTATTTACTCCAGCCGAGTTGGCTTTAATCGGTAACTCACGACTTGGGCCACCCCAGTAATTTTGTCCAGCGTTGTCGAATATGGGTTGCATCGATGTACCGCCAAATGAGTCTCTGACAAACTGCATCGACCCAATTCGTTTATTTACTTCGCCATTGACGCATTGATAATTAGGATAGTTCGTCGCACCGCTTGCGTTGTTCGCGATCCCACCGGGGTCACTATCAAAGCCAACGCGAAGCACTTGCTCCGCGCGAGTCTTGGTGACGCCGTCAATTTCTTCGGGATCACCGAATTGCAACACACCGCCTTGGTCGTTGACAAAGGCTACTAGTCCATTATCACCGTGCATCGTTGCTGAAATGATAGGTGCCGTTGGTGCACTGCCCATATTATCTACAACAACGTCCGTATCAGAAGTGCCCTGCACGTTTTTAGGATCAACGGAATGGGCTAAGTCATCCGGAACGATGAAGGTGATCACCGCCTCGCCGAGAAACTGGTCCTCTGACATGGTTGTCTGTTGATCACAAATGGCCATGTAGTACTTGTCCGGCTCATCGTCAAAGATTAGCTGAACAGGCTCATCAGTAGCCAAGGCCGCTGCTAAATCACGACGCTGGCTGACCAGTTGATACATGACATCGCCCTTGACGACGATTGTGCCTTCGTCTGCGCTTGTGCTAATGAATCGCTTACCGTTAGACGTCCCAATTTTGATCAGGGTCGCCTTCCGATTTTGCCCGATGTTACGTTGAACATCAGATACTTCAATCCACTTGGACAAGTCAATTCCGTTGAACGTGACTTTCATGCCTTGATTAATATTCATCCGGTAATCCCCTTTCTCCGCGAGTTCATGCGGTCAATGCGACTTAAATCAACTCGAACATCCGGTGCAATTTGACGACTAAGCACTTTCTTATCAAGCTGAGTAACGTTCTCAATACGGATAACCGCATCTCCTGAAACAGTTTGCTGTTCAGTCATCGACAACAACGCTTCTTGAACCTTTCCAAGGGCTGCAGTGACAGCACCAAAGGCCGCAGTCGTTTTACTATCCATGGATAGATTCATCGACTGTGGCACGAATGATGATGCCGATTCAGCAGTCATGGTCCAAATTGGCGACATAGTTGCACCATCGATAGCATCTGTTAAGGGACCGCCAGTACCATTGGCGTAACGTGGCACAAGTCCTGATTGCAATGACTTTGCCGCCGGCACAATTTCAGTGCCTCGTGGGAAGTATCCAGTGACGTTGCGTTCCTTGAAACTGAAAGTCTCGCCAGTTGGCAACCGAATAGCTTCTCGGTACACAGAACCATATTGATCATTGACCGTGGCCAAGCCGCCGCCAAAGTATGTGTCACCGTGAGCCTTATGGTTCTTCTTAGTGAAGATTGAGATAAACTCACTGATGAATGATTTCTTGGTACTCTTTTTGCTATTGAAAGTATTAATGCCGTTCATTGTCGCTTCGTAACCCGGCTTCGAGAACTGTGCATTCAACTTTTTACTCTTGGGATTGTTCCGAGCAAATGAATCAAGACCATTGTTTGCTTTGCTAGTGGTCCGGATTACGGAATCATCGGTAGCTTTCGTGTGCTTAGTTTTCGGATTGTGGTTTTTGTTGTGATCATCAATCGCCGCGTTGGTCTTCGATGTTGTTGACTTGACGCTGTCATCTGTGGCCTTAGTGTGCTTAGCAACTGGGAGAATCTTATTGCTGTGATTAATTGCCGCATTGGTGGCGGTAATGGTTGAAACCACACTGTCGTCCTTTGCTTTCGTGTGCTTGGTATCCGGATTCTTATCAAGGTTGTACTTGTCAATCAGAAGACCAGCATCGATAAGTTTTTGACGAATGTCTTTGTCATCCATCAGAGCTTGTTTTGTCGAGTCTGGTAACTGATCGAAGTTATGATATTGGATTGTGGTTTCGGCAAGCTTCAGACGGAAGTCAGAGTCTTGCAGAATCGCCTTTTGAGTCGCTGGCGGTAGTGCATTAAAGTCTTCAAATTTCGTATTGTCGGCTTCAATCTTGTCACGGAATCCAGCATCTTCGAGAGCTGCCTTCTTGGTTGCTTCGGGCAGTTCATCGAAGTATTTGTACTTGTAAGCAAGCTCGGACACCTCAACAGCACCCTTTGCATTCACAATGGCAGACTTTTCAGCCAACGTAAGTTTGTTCCATTCTCCAGTTTGTTGGAGAGCGGTGACCACAACGGGTGTCGCTTTGTCAGCAACGACTGCCTGTTGCTCCTTCAGAGTCATATCATTCCACCGACCAGAATCTGCCAATCCATTGACCAACGCTGTATAGTCGCCGTGAACAATAGCCTGCTGTTCCTTGAGCGTGAACTGATCCCAGTTCATGAACTTGTTCATCACGTCGGCGAGTTCTGCACGTCCCTGTGTCTTGATGATGGCGTTCTTTTCCCAAGTAGGCAGTGAATTCCATTGATCAGATGCGGCCAAAGCATCCACAATTGTTTGCTTCGCATTACTTGAGATTTTGGCATACTTCAAATCAAAGTTCAGTTGTTTCCAACCGTCTTTGGTGTTTGCTGTATCTTTAAGAACCTGCGGAAGGTTATCTTTGACCTTTGCATTCTTTTCGTCCCAGACAAGAGAATTCCACTGTGCACTAGCCTTCTTTGACTCACTCGAAGCCTTCTTCGTTGTGTCGGCTAAAATGGTATTGGATTTTTGTGCTTTCTTGGCCGCTCCATCAAATTTGGCCTGGGCTTCTTCGGCAGTCAGCCCCATGTTCCTCAACATCAAAATGATTTGCTGTTCGGTGTAATTAGATTTTTTCCCAGCGGCCACTACACCGTTAGTAAATCCTTCTGAAGCTGCAGCTTTGCGTTCCTGCAAGGTCTCGTATTGATTGGCGTATTCAGTTTCACTGATTGCGCCTTCGTTGCGGAGCTTCTTCAATGCAGACTCTTGCTTATTTAGTGCTGAAACTTCTTTCCCATACTGTGAAGTTAGAGTTTGAACACGATCATCTGCTTGTTTGGCAGTCAACTTGGAGACATCACCATTCATCACTGCCAAGATTTGCTTCTTCTTGGAATTAGAGATGTTCAGTAAGTTGATGTCGGTCTCTTGCATTTGACGCTGAGTATTCAATTCAAATTGAGCTTCATCATCAGTGAGTTTCCGATGTTCCGTGTTGGCTCTTGTGTTAATGGTGGTAACTTGTGCCTGATAATTCTTTGTACTTGCTACAAGGGCATCAATTTGTTTCTCGTGTTCTTGGACGGATGCCTGCAAACTTTCTTGCATGTCACCCGGTAGTATTTTAAGATTCTTAACAATGTCTTTCTTGGCTTTCGCGGCATCCTTGGTGATTTGGCTGTACATACCGTCGAAGCCTTTTTGGATTGCATTCGTTGAGTCGGATGCTCCGCTTTGCATGTTATCAAAGGCCGCAGTGACACCATCGCTTGCAGTCTTCATTGAAGTTAGAGACTTATCGGCAGCCGCTCCAACGTCAGAGCCCCAGCGCGCGGTTCGGTCAGATGATTCTTGTGCTTTCTTGCCATATAACTCCCACCAAGCGATGCCAGCGGCGGCGGCGACACCGACACCGATCAGCGCTGGCGCAATTGGAGCTAATGATGCTAGGAATCCAGCGCTCTCAGTTCCGGCAACTGTCATTCCTGCACCAGTTTTTGCGACCGCACCCGTAGTGGCTTCTAGTCCTGTAGTCACAGCACCAGTCTTGCCTTTCAGCACGTCAAGCATCTCGCCCAATAACTCGGACTCGGTATTTGTCTTGCTTGCCCCGCCGGCAAAGCGGCTGAGGAACGTTACCGCACCAGTGCCACCATGAACCAACGCACCGATGCCAGAGCTCATCTTGCCAATACCTGACAGCAAAGGACCAACGGCGGCGGTCAGTGCTAACGTTTTGATGATTGTTTGCTGAGTACCATCATCGAGATCATTGAACCACTTAACTAGATCAGTCCCAGATTTAACCAATTCAGTTATCTGTGGCAACAGCTTTTGGCCGGCGGTGATTGCCAAAACATTCAGCGAAGACTTGAACTTGTCGACGTTAGCTTGGGCTGTATTGTTCATCGTTGCGGCAAGTTTCTTGGTGTACCCAGTTGCGCCCTGTGTTTCCTTGGTCATGTTACGCAAGGCGTCGCCACCTTCGTTGACAAGGATATTCATACCAGACACAGCTTCAGTCCCAAATGCTAACGCGAGGTTAGATTGCAATTGTTGAGCAGTCATGCCTTTGGAACTCTTTTGAATACTATCAATGATTTCAGGAAGCCCAATTGATCCGTTCTTGAAGTCTTTGATGGAAATGCCTAAGCGCTTGAACCCAATTTCGTTTTGCTTTGACGGGTTCATCAGTTGCGACAAGGCGCCACGTAAAGCAGTACCGGCTTTTTCGCCTTCGATACCTTGGTTAGACATGAGGCCGATAGCCGCTGCAGTCTGTTCGAGAGACATGTGCAAGCCATTGGCCACAGGACCGACGTACTCCATGGCCTCACCCATGTCGCCAAAACCTGCAGAGGTCTTGTTGGCCACGTAACTCAATGAGTCTGTGACTCGTTGAGTATTCTTCAACATCGTCGCAGTATTATTCGACTTCAGCCCGAATTGTTCGAGTACTGAAGTTGAAACGCTCATGACGCTGTTGAAGTCATCACCTGAAGCACGTGCCGCGTCCAGAATTGATGGCATGGCACCAAGAACTTGATTATAGGAATAACCCTTCTTGATCAGTTCGGACATACCGGAGTTAATCGAGGAAGTGGATACCCCGTACTGGGTTGACCATGATTTTGAGGCGTTTCCGAGTTTGTTAAGTTCAGCCTTTAAGGTTGACGCTGACACGCTGCCATCATCAAGCAGAGCACCCATTGACTGGATTTCACTGTCAAAAGTGACCGCTGCCTTACCAGCAAGCGCAAATCCTGCCGCAATCGGTGCAGATAATCCAACGGTCATCTTGTTGCCGACACTGGAAATCTTTGATCCAATCGACTGGAACTTGTCGCCAATAGCGTTAGCTTTGTCGGCGGCAGCGGCCATGGCAGGAGTCAGCCCACCAAACCGTTTTTCAAGTGATGATACTTCAATACCTAAAGCGGCTTGTTTTCCACGCAGTTCTTCATACGACCGAGCTGCATTTTTGGCCGCGTCAGAATTTTCACCTTCTGCAGCGACAGCATCCTTGAACTTCTGGTTAGCCTGCTCAGTAGCAACACTAGTTGAAGCGAGTTGAGCCTTTAACGAGTTCAGCTTGGAAACTTGTGAGCTTGTCTTCAGCCCAGCCTTATCTTGCGCGTCAGCAAGCCTATCCCAAGTCTTGGCCTGTGATTTCAAAGAAGTGCGAAGCGCATTCTGTGCGGTCTCACCTTGCTTTGCGGCAGTGCTGGCACGCTTGATTGCATCCGCGAGCAGTTTTGCATGATCAGCCGCCGAGGTTTTAATGTCGATGCCTTGAAGATCACCTTTGAGCGCCTTGGCTGTTTTGTCTGCGCCATTTAGTAACAGTTCGACATCAATTTTAACAGTGCCATCAGCCATCTAATCACCCCTTCTGAGCTTTGAGTTGTTGAGCAAGATATTTCATGCGTTGAATGCGATCCATTCCGGCAGTTGCTTGCTCAAGCGTTGGTTCTTCAGCCTGCTGATCATCGTTCAGTGCGTACAGAGTCTTCATCTTTTCAAGATAAGTTTTGCGTTCTGGATCAGTGTCATCAGGTATCTTGAGCGTTCGATAGGCGGTTGCTTGACGAAACGGTGTATCTTCGTTCAGGCCATCTAAAAGCGCATTAAAAAACGCCCAAGAAAGCTTCTTTTGCTCCCGGACGTTCGTTAGATCAATATTGTATTGTTGGAGAAAACTAGCCGCGATTCGACCGGCATCGACATCAAAGTCGAACACTTTTTCCTGTGACTTAAAAAGCTTGGCGGCCAGTGCATGCTCTTTTAGATTCACACGCTCCGTCATGATTTGCTGAAGTAGTTGCCGCCGTTGATCAGGAGCCTTGGGCATATCGTCTCTGACAAGTAGAAGAAGCGCCAGGCGAACTCGCTCGTCTTCTGATAGGCCATCATCTTGTAATACCTTAAACAGCGTGAGGACGCGAGTATAGCTGAGATTTAAGCGGTAACGATAACCACTGAAGTCAATGGTTTCGTTGCTATTTGTCGGAATCACTGGCGTCACCGCCTTCAAGGATTGCATTTTGTCGTTCAATTGATTTTGCGTATTCTGCCATGTAGTCAGTCACGTCATTTTCGTTGTTGAGATTCGTCATGACGATCGCAATCACCTTGTTTACAGCGATAATGTTCTCACCACAAATGTGATAAACACGATCACCAGCCCCATCACCAAACAGCACATCAACGAATGGGAGGTATTGCGCGTTGGCAATCTCCTCAGCCTTGTCGGCTGCCTGTTTGAATTTGCGATCATAGTCGTTACTGATGGCAGATTCGCGTTTCTTGGCTTCAGAGTCGCTCAAGTTAGACTTGATATTCGAAAGCTTCTCAGACAATTCACGCTCCATTGCCGCGATATGCTGGTTATTCAAAAGCTCGGCCTGTGCGATTACGCGATACTTCTCATTGATTCGCGCGCGGCTCTTATCAGCCAGTGACAACTTGAAAATGTTGCCACCAAGGTCAAACTCAATTTCCGATTTCGGTACTTCGATTTTAATAGGTTCACTCATTGTGGTAGTCTCCTCGCTTATAGTGTAGTTAAATGATCGCCGGCAGTTTGATCCGACCGACGACCTGGTGATACTAGCCTACCGAAATTTGCGCGCCGTCCGCTGTAGGCGTTGCTTTAAGACTGGCGGGCGCTGTTATTCCCCCGACGCCGCACCTTTTACGGTTGCAGTCGTGCTCAAAATAACCGCGTTGACACTTGGTGTTTCAGTGAGCACCGTTGCCAAACCTTCTGCATCTTCAGCGTTATTTGCATCGAGAATCTTAGGAGTGGCAGTGTACGTTGCAGTAGCCTTAAAGCTGCCAGGATCAGTAGCAGAACCACCCTTGTCGGTAATATCGGACCAAGTAACAATCCCAGTAGTAGAACGGATAAGTTGTAACTTACCGTCTTCGTCCATGATGTACTGGTTTTCACGTAACCACTTGTTACGAGCAGAACCCGTCTTGGTTGCCAACCCAGCAACCATATCTTGGGCTGGATCACCGTACGAACGGTCACCAGAAAAGTCAACTGAACGAGTAGACCCAGTAACCGTCGTCTTTTCTTGACCGCCGGTATTGTAGTAAGCCTTTGAGTTCTTCTTATCATCTTGTTTTGGTTCGACAGAGTCGATACCATCACCGATGTACATGACATCAGTTGGAACTGTGTTGTCTACATTTGCAGTACCGGTGAAGTATTCACTTAGGAAGTTTTCATCAATATTGCCATGAGTAAGCAACTTATCAGCAGTTGTAGTAGCCATTTAGCTACCTCCTTATTTTTAATTGATCACTGCAGTAACTTTGAAACTTGCCGCGTAGATGGAATAAGTCACGCCGTCATCCTCGACGGCATCGCGATAAGCAGGACTGTTCGTCATGCTTGCCGAAACAAACTCAAATGAGCCATTACTTGACTTGATGTCTGCCCGTTTAGCATCTTCCATGGCCCCATTAATACGATCTAAAAGGCCAGCGGAATCGCGCCACTTCTCAAGTTTAGTCATGATGGTAAACGCAAAGTCGCGCTTAATTCGTCCGTTAAAGTATCGCTTCACGTCCTTGGTTGGCTCCATAACGTAAACGACGCTCACACCTGAGCCATCTTGACGGCCCATCTCTAATGTAGCAGGAAGTTCGACGTGTGATGAAATATATGCGATCACACAGTCATCTAAGTCTAGGGTTGGTTTATCCATCTAGCAGCATTCCTTTCACGAGCGACTCCCAGCCTGGCATGTTAGCCGACTTTGCTCGTTCAATCCAATCAGCACCAGCTTGGGAGTGCTTGCCAGTGAAGTAATTGAGTGACTTACCAGTGTAGTGCTTTGGCGCGTGACCAGCCATTGCTACTCCCTTGAAGACGTAATGAGCGTATACCGAAGTGTACACAATCTGCACTGTCAGTCCCTGCGTCAAAAACGCAACACCGGATGCTAGGTTGCCATCACGGTAAGGGACAAACGGGTCAGCATCCTCACGCACTTTACTGGCTAAGTCTTGAACAACACCACGCGGCTGAATGAGCCGTTGATACCAGGGCCCAAATGTGACAGTTGCGGTCATGAGAGCCACACTTCCCAATGGTGCGGAATCGGCAGAAATGCCTTCATTGGATTCACTTGGGTCACTTGGCGAGGCTTACCATCCCATTCGACGGTATCGCCAAGCTTGACCGTATAGCCATCAGCATTGACTGAGTTGATACGATCGATGAACACAAGATAATTACCAGTCGTCACCATCTTGGAAGATGATCCTGCTCCACCTGTGATTTGTTGCTTGTCGGCAGGCTGAACAAGCACATGCTCAAAGACGTGTGCTTTGGGTGGATCAGCATCATTGGCAAGCGTTGCGGATTGGTGCTCATTGACTGTGATGGTGTCAACTAGCGCCTCCATTGGAATTGGATCCACGTCAGACATATTGGCCGGCACCTCCGTAAAGCAATCCAGTGGGCTGCAAGTATCGAATAACACGGGCATCAACAGCATCATCTGGGGCAATTGCTGTGTCCGAGTTGGTAGTTGGCTTGGTCATCGAGAATGAACCGACTGTGAACGACTTAGCCCCGTTGTGCGAGGCGGCACGTTCATTGGCAGTCAATCCGCCTTGATCAACGTAGAACTCAATCTGCGCACATACTGCATTCTTAACTCGTGCTACATCGGTGACGAGTTGCAGGTCAGCCAGTCCCCACCAATCAAAGTAGCCATGACATAAGTCGTTAATTGCGGCTTCTGCGGCATGTTCATATCTGTCCCACTTGCCATCAGGCACATCCAATCCGAAAAACTTGGTCTTGTACCATTCGGAATCGACTAATGGATCCATGTTCTACCTCCTAGCCGGCAGTGGTGCCGTCGTCAGTCGGTGTGGTGGTTTCAGTGGACGCTGGTGGAGTCTCTACTGCGGGTAAAACAGTGAAGCCTGGCACATCAACCTTGTCAGAGAAACTGGTGCCATCAGTGAGTGCACCTTGATAATCACCAGCCGCAACAACAGCACCCGCTGTCAATCCAGTGATCGCCGCGCTTTTGTCATCGGCACCAGTGAAGCTCGAGGTATCTTCGCCCTTCTTAAAAATCACAAGCTTATTAGCCATGATTGGCCTCCTTTCAGCCTACGGTTACGTTCGCACCATCTGCAGTAGGCTCTGCGTTAAGCGCTGATGGTGCGTCTATTTTGACGCTGTACCCGTGTCAGTAGTACCGGCATCGGCAGGGTCTTCATCAGGGTTCAAGATGCTGTGCTTAACGACCTTGCGACGTGCAGGCTTCTTGCTTGCAGTGCCCTTGCCGTCAGTTGGAACAACCGCAGCAACAGATTCGTCACGTAGAACCATGAAAGCTGGAGAGAACGTTGCCTTGATTGCGACCATGTCACTTTCAGCAAGATTGATTGGCTGGTTATTTTCATCAACGACGGTCGTGAGAGTGGCTTCAGTCAAGATGCTGTATTCGATGGCGTCCAAGATGCCATAGTAAACGTCATCCCAGTTCGCAACGAATTCATCAGCTTTCGTCTTATCCCAGGACCCCTTAGGAGTCCACGCTACTGGCAAGCCAAGCAAATCGGCTGGGGTGTTGTCGTGAGCGCTGGTGAAGATTGGCAGACCTTGTGCGTCCTTAGTGCTCCGATATTTACGACGTTGGGAACGTGGTGCAGCAACACCATTGGCATCAAGGTCGTTGTCTTCCAAGAATTCCATCGCCGCAGAGACATCTTCATACTTGTTCGCCGTTTCAGTAACGGATTGATTAGCAAGTAATGCAGACCCAATCAATGATTGAGAGTATGGGGAACCAGTGCCAAACATGGCCGCTTGATCAAACTTCTTGTAGAAAGCTTCAGCAATTTCTGGCTTCATCAATTCGAAGAAGTTCGTCACACTATGCTTCAGGTTTTCCTTGGAAGTAGGAATGATTACGGCCATCTTGTGTGCTTCAATCGTGCCCTTCATCCAAGTTGGCTTGCTGGTCTGAATCTTTTGACCTTCACCGACCCAGTAGGCACCAACGCCAGACATGAACGTGAATTCTTCGACTGGTTTAGTCATTACGCGAGCCTTGGCCAGTTTCATGATTGCAGAACCGGTTTTAACATCAGTGATGATGTCAGTCCCAAGGTTGGTGGGAATATAGCCGTTCATCGCGTCCTGCATCGTGGTGTTATCAGGATTAAATGTCATTATTTAAGTCTCCTTTAGTGAATGATTCGGAACTTGTTCAGTTCCTTTACTTGCGCCAAAATATCGTTCTTGTCAGGTACACCGCCGCCAGTAGCGTTGTCGTCATCGACCGCAGTCCCATCTGGATTGGTCGCCGATTCGCCGCCTTTGAATGCAGGATTGCGGGTTAGGACGCCTTTGAGAGCATCTTCGATGGTTTTTGCACCGTCACGCTTGTTAGCGAGATCAACACGTGCCAACGCCAGCGCATCATCGATATGATCAGCGGCAACGCCCTCTTTGTATGCTGCGAGTTGAGCTTCAGCATTTTCAGCGCGTGCCGTTTGTGTGGTGATGTTTTTGTTGGCCTTTTCGAGATTCGACTGAGCGTTCTCAAGGTCTGTGTGGTTGGCAGCATCAGCATCAGCTTTTGCTTTTAGAACCGCCTTGAGATCATCCATGCTATCAACGCCCAAATCCTTGAGCATGTTGGATTGAAGTTCTTCGGCAGATGGCGTTGCAGGCGGGTCTGCTGGTGGTGTACTACCTGCTGCTTCATTCCCCTGATTAGTGCCAGCGGCGTTACCAGCAGGAGCACCGCCGCCGTCACCTTCACTTGCACCCGCACCAACATCTGGCGCGAGCATGATCAGATGTCGCTTTCGAAACATTTCTTCTCCCCCTTTTGGGTATAAAAATAGAGCAGTTTTTGGTTGGTCATGCTCGGGACCAGGTATTAAAAAAGCACGCCTTATACAGGCATGCTATATACAACATCTTTAATTTGCGATCGATGAATGCTTACAGTTCCGTCATCATCGTAGGGACTTTCTAAATCAACTTCAAGCGTGTCAGTGTGGTAATTATCGCTGGGGAGAAAGACGACTGTCGCAAGTCGTCCATCAGTCAATCGAACGACATCTAATTCCTTTAGTTCCATTTCTTTCTCCCCTCCTCCATGACGTGAGCAGTTGTAAGTCGAAGCTCTCCGTCGTTATCTGCATCTATAATCCATGATACCATCACATCGGCAGTTCTACCAGTGGGTCCAGTGATAGAAATTATGGTTTCAAACTTCGGTCCATGTCCTTCATCACCGCGAGCACGGGCTTTTGTATTAGGCAGTTCACGCTTTATTTGATCACGTAAATCCGTCCAATTATCTTGAGTATAACCAAGAACATTTCGAAATACTTCCGCTTTATTTTGTCCGACAGGATGCGTGGGGCTCAGGAAGTAATCCACAAACTTGCTCTGCGGGTATACCGCTTCAGAAACCTTTGGCAAAGCCTTCAAAATTTCGCCCTGCTTATACACATGACCATTTGTAAAATATTGCAAATTCATTTTCAGCTTTGGAGTGGCTTTAGGTATCCAGGCCGTTACGTGATTCGTCTCTCTTGAGTAGTCTCGCCGCAGGACATCTTCATGTCGCATAACAAATTGACGAACGTTTGCCTGCCTCTTAGATACAAGTCGGCGAGCATTGGCAACATCGCCATCACTACCAAATCGTTGAGCTACTGTCATCTTTCGCTTAGCGGCTCTTACTTCACGTTCCAGTCGACGTTGTGTCTGTGTAAGTTGATACTGCTCGTTGTTGCTTTTGGGGTCGAGCGTATCAACATCTGGCAAATCATAACCGGGCACATATGTCATCACGTAATGGTGACAATTGATTCCACACAAGCCACCAGCACTACCAAAGTTGGTTGCTTCATTGAGGTCAGGATATTCACTCAGGTTGGTATCTGAAACGCTGTACACGTTGCCTTGATACTGCAAGTGAGTTGGCCGACAGCCGGCGTGACTGCTGACTTTTACCAGTCCAGTGTAATCACGTGAGCGCTGAATGGTGACGTCGTTGGTCACTGATTGCACCTGTGTCTGAATCACCATTCGTAGGTATGTGTCAGGGTGCCATCGTCGCCCAACACTGTCGACTAATGCAGGAACGCCCGCCTGTGCCCACTGCTCAGAAGCACGTGCTAGTGCCTCGCGTGGTGTACTGCCATTCTTGATGGACAGAGTCGCATCACTGACAATGCTTTTGAATGTTTTGGCAGCGTGCTTCGGCATGTTCTTCTTGGCTAAACCGAGGTAATGGTTTGCATCGGCTCGGCCACGTTCAACTATCTTGTTGACTGCCTCAGACTCTGCAAGCGAGCGTGGCGTTTTAACCAGTCCCTGCTGAATTAGTGACTGCATTCGTGCTTCATTACTCGCTTGCGCTTGCAACGGTACTGAATTGATTGCTTTATCAGTGGACTTGATAATCTGGTTGAACGACTGATTGTTTTGCTTACGAACATACTTCAGAACGTCATCTGCGTGCGATACCAATTCTCGTCGCCAATCATCAGCATTCAGATTGTCGTCATTGCTGTGATCACGGCTCGATTCGGCATTAGCCAAAACGGAAACAATGTAAGCCCAGGCAAGGTCTTCAAGATTACCAGCCCTCTGTTCAAGCGGTTGTGAGATGTTGTCGAGATCATTCGGCGTTATCATCTACTTCACCAGCGTTCTTGCCAATCAAGCCATCAATGTCAGCATCAGACTGTTCTTCTTCATTGATCTGGTCCAGCCATTGTTGAGCTGTCTGATCATCAAGATTGTTCGCACGTTTGATTGATTCGATGTGCGGCATGAGCGCCTTGTTACCGTTCAAGGTCTGGTAGTACTTGGCGTTCTCATCGCGGTCTTTAGCAATGCTATCGTCGAAGTTAACGTTGATTGTGACGTCTGCTGTGTCCGAATATGGGACGCTCGTGGCGTTCTTTGCGAGCTCAAGGCATGATGTTGCCACGTCTTGAATAAACCGCGCTACAAGCGTTTCATGGCTGTTTTTGGTTTGGTAAGTTTCAGAGTTTTGGCTCACAACTTCAGTCGCTGTTTGTACCGACTCACCATCAAACGAAAATGCGCCGGCACTGAACCCAATCTGTGCGGCGTAGATTCGGAGCAAGCTGTTAATTGTCGCAATCAATTGATCAGTACGCAGTGGAAGTGTCAGGTCCTTGATATCCTGATTGCCTTGGCCGTTGCGATCAACTTTCAACGGCAGATAGACACGCTCTTGCCAGTCGACTCGCCACTTTCGTTCTCCAGTTCTTGGATTCATTTCGCCTTGCAGCATGTAATCAGGCACTGCGATTCTACGCTTGCCCATCACGATTTCTTGCATGAGCGAGTTGTAAGTCTCATCAAGCATCTGCAACGTGTCCAAAGCATTGGCGTAAATAGGAACGCCCAGCGGTGAATCAAGGTTGAAGTTGTTAGCAATGTTAGGCTTCAAGTATTGGAATGTTGGCCGCGTGTACTGAGCTTTGAGATAGCGTACCTTCGGCTTCAGGTTCGGATAAATCTCAGACAATGGAACCTCAACACCAAGATCACTGCCATCGGTTGATGTTGATTTATAGAGTTGATTCTTAATCAGGTAGGCTGTGTCATCTTCTTGGTGCCACTCAAGCAACGTGTAATGATGACCGTTCACAACCTTGGTGGAGGCAATCACACATTCAGTGATCCCGTTAGCATCTTGACTGAGTGGGATCACGGCATCTGCAGTGGCGAAGCGAATCTTGACCTCGCCATTGTTGACATACTCAACAGCTACGATTCCGCCAGTAGCAAACGCGTATTCGAGCCAGCGCTCAAAGTTCACTGTGAAGTGATTGTGTTCAAAGATTTGCTGGAGCATCTGATTAGGACCGTTTTGGTCATCAGTTGGCGATGTTTTGCCAGGCTGTGGTTCCTTACCTGACTCGTATGCCGTGATGGTGGCGGCTTGGTTGAAAACCAGCGTGGCCATCTTCTTAGCGGACACTTTCGGCATATGCATCGACATGATTTGACTCACATGGTGATGATCTTTGAAATCGTCCCATTCCTCATTAATCCAGCTAGGATTACCCTGATAAAGGCTCATCCACGTGGCGATTCGATTCATCTCAGCATCATCTACTGGCAATGAAGCGACATCTGCCACTTGCTTAATCGATTGAATGATTCCCATTCTTGCTAACACCCCCTTTATTCGTAACCATAGATTGTGGAACATTGGATCACCGCCTTACATATAATTCGCATAGAAGTAATTGGCTGCGTATCGACTTTCGTCCATCGCGTGGTTGTTCGCGTCGACTGGCTGGCCGCTGTTCGGGTCACGGACGTACATACCAAGTTCCTTGATATAGTGGTAATTGCTGTAGTCGCAATCGTCTGGCGTTTCAACCAGCCTAAATTGACCGTTCGCCATCAGATTCTGCTGACGTTGAATACCAACTTCGATACCTTTACGACCGCCAACGACTTCATGACCGTTGTTGTTTGCGGTGTTTGCGTCAACACCAAGCTTGATCAGCTCCATTCGTAATGCCAACGAAGCAGGGTCCACTTCAACAGTGCTGTAATGCATTTGCCAACGATCACAACACCAATGGATAAACTCAACGAGCTGAGCCGCATAAGTCGACATGGCTCGCTTGTCGCCAGTCTCACGCCCACTGTGGTAGAAGTTTGCAACGCGATTGAGAACGAACTTGTACTGTCCGTTAACGCGTCGACGAGTCACGATGTTGCAACTCATAGTTGTTGCATCTTCTTGACCAGCATCGGCTTCGAAGTACATTTCGACAGGATCGCCCATCAAGGTTGCATCTGTCATGGTATCTGGATCAAACATCGCGTAGATAACACCCTCAGGCATCACGCGCAAACCAAGCCAGTCGCGCTTGTACAGGTATGGATTCTTCTTGAGCTCAGTCTCCATTTCAGCAAGTCGCCGTGGTGTCATCACCGGATTGTCGTTCATTCGCCAATGAAGCCAATGAGCATCACGCTCGGCAAAGACTTTGATGATTGGATCTTGTGGCGCTGGCGGGTTTAAATCAGCAAGATGGTAGCGAAATTGAGCCGCTGCAGTCCGCCGAAACGATTCGTTGATGAATTCCAGATTCAACAGATTGATTTCCGAGTAGGCAACTGATCCCAGGGACATCCCCCGAATGGCATTCGCACTGTTGCTCTTTGCTCCGCCCTTGAAGTAAACCTTCTTGTGACCACTCGGCAGGTCAATTGCTAGATGGTCACCTGAGCGATCACGACGCAGTTCAGAGCAACCGTCAAAGATATAAGCCAGCCCCATGCCATCGCCTTCGATAAAAAGGTTGTAGGCGAGTTCTTGGTTGTAGGCACTGACTAGGTGGTTCTCATCCGTCGATAACGTGTAGAAAAGTGCCAAGCGCGCATCATCAGCGGCAGTCTTACCTGCACGAATACTGCCTTCATTCACATCAAACGTGTGATCAAACTTCGAAAAGATGAAACTCGACTGCTTTGGTGAGTAATTAACTTCAGTCAGGTTTGTTTGCATCGTCAGCCTCCCCTGGTAGCAAAGCTTTAGCGCCCTTTGCAATAGCTTCAAGCAATGGGTTCTTGTACCCGACGCCCTTCATCTTGTCGCGTTCGATTTCAGTCATTTCAGCATTGGCATCAGCTTGACGTGCATCAGCCTTAGCCTTCTTGAGCGATTGCTTGATGGATTCAGCCTTGTTCTTGCGTTCATCTTCAGGCGGACACATCGCAACAAATTGCTTGATGAGATTGAGCAGTGTTCCCATGGCACGTGATTGAGCAGACATGAAACCTGCTTGTTTATCCCAGGAGAATTCTGTTGCATACGTTTCACCCTGGCTCATGGCACCATCTTGGTACCCCGAACGCATTTTGCTGTGATCATCAGCGTCAGACACATACATGATTTTCTGTGCTCGGATGATAGCAGCGTACTGAATCTGAATCTGATCCCAGATAATGTCGGCAGGTGAACGGTCGGCCATGCTGTTGATGATCTGATTAGTCTCATCAGGTAGCCAGTTGGCAAATAGGCCATGAGTGACCGCGTTTTTGTTGCCTTCAGGAGGACCACCATCATTGCCGACTGCGTTCTGATTTCCACGAAGTTTTTCGGAGCGCTCCTTTATTTTTTTCGGAGCGCTCCGTTTCGTTTGAATCTCCCAGTGATCCTCTGACTTCCATTTTCGAATGGTACTGGAAGACACGTTTAACTGGGCGGCAATGTCTTTCAAAAGTGCAGTGCCATTGGAATTGACCCATATTTTTCGAGCCGTGTTTCGATAAGGATTTCTAGCCCGTCCCATGCATCTGCACCACCTCCCCGGCTTCGTGTTGTTTTGTAATTCTAGTCAGCTTCATACTTCTTCGATAAGTCAGCACGTGAGTATTCTTCAATCTGTTCGACTTGTCGTGCACCCTTGAAGATGTTGGCAATCGGGTTACCATCACGAGCTGCACATTTGGTCGTCGGCATGATCTTGCTAATGTAGCTTGATGCACGGCGGCGAGCGTTGTTGTCTGGGTCGACATAGACAGTGGCGTGATAGCCAAGTCGTTTGTTGCGCTTGTAGATAAGTTCCAAGCGTTCACGTTCTGCTTGTTGTTTCTTCTGTTCATCAGTTAATGGTTTAGCCAAACGTTTCTCCTCCTTGCACACGTGACAGATCATGTTCCATTCATAGGCAGTCATCAGGCCGCCGTTGTAGCGATTCATTTTCATCGGGTTCACCCGTTTCGATTGCAATCAAATAGGCGCCGGTCACCACCAGACGCCTAACTTGAGACTATTCGATTGTTGCGCGCTATGATAAATCCAAAGGAGCGTTAGACACTTCCTTCATTTTTTATTTGTTTGGCTCTGTGCCCACACGCCGAGGCTATAATCGATGACCCTTTGGGAGGTCACCGACTGGAGGAATACACACATGGCAAAAACCGTTGCTAGGCCATTCCTACCTAGCAATGCAACCAGTGGGACTCGAACCCACGACCTAATCTTTTCATCGAGCAGCTCTACCAACTGAGCTATGGTTGCCCTCGCCTATCATGACGAGGAGACGGTTGCTTCGACCGCCTTTGGCAATTGCTTGCCCCAACTTCTGTGCCCTGCCGTTCTGTTTGCTTGGCACAATACCATATTAAGCCGAAACGCATCGCTTGTGTCCGCTCTTGCATCGCCTTTCAATCGCTCTCGCGTCGTTGTGTGCGGTAAACAAGCAATTCGGACGGTTGCGGAGGCCAAACCTCTGCGAATGCAATTAGTGCATCTTCTTTTGTGTGATAGTACGCTGTATTGCTCATATGAAGGCGTTCTTGAATTGCTTCCGCTGTCAGTTGATGAGAGATGTACAACAACTTCAGAACAGCCCTTTGATCATCATCTTCAATACACTCAATTGCAGTATCAACTTTAGCAACGAATTCAGCATCACCAAGATGATTCACAACCATGTTCTCTTGGCCGTTAGCTACTGACGCTGTTTTTGGCATACCATCCATGCTAGGTGATCCAATGCTCGCCACATCGTTTCGACGGGCTTTTTGGCGGCGGTGGCGATAATCACCCAACACCAAATCTGCGTTCTCAGCAGTCGCCTTACGATCTAACCGGCTGAAATATGTTTGTACCAATCGTCCCATGACCTGTGCCCCTTTTTTATGCTAAAATGAGTTGTCGGATTCATTCTAGCGGGCCTTGTCAGGTGCGCTATTTTTTATGGTTTTGGAACCGCGTCGGGCTGGCGCATGATTGTGCGGTACTCGTCTAAAGCCATCTGGATCACGCTGAAATAATGTTGCGTCATGAAATCATCAGTATCCGCGATTGAATATGCGTGATCAAGGAACGACTCCATTGCATCAAAATCAGCCAGGATGATTCTATCTGTGTTTGTCAAAATAACGTCATCTCCTTTCTCATATCTTCGCCTACGTGACGCTCTGCATAACTAACAACGTCCGAGGAGTAATCCGGAACAATACAGTTCAGTTCGTGATTATGAGCCCGCAACCATTCATCAGCCTGATTGCTTGTAGCGAACGTTTTTACTTCAAAAATCTTTCGGTCACGCCTTGGGTACACGTACAAGGAGGCAGTCAAAATAATGTCATCTCCTCAAATCCATGATCAGGCTCAGATACCATTGCTGGTTCAGGCATCGGTTCCTGCTCTAGTTTGTATGCTGATTTAGGCATCTTATCCAGCGCCGAATTGCTGTACCGATCCGGCGGAAAATAGTTGATTGTTCCGTCCTCCATTTCGACCCAGCCTGCACAAAGCGTTTCGCTGCACCTACCTGGAACATCATAATTTTCAAGAATCGACCAGCAATCCTTTACTCGTCCATGATCAACAATCAGGTCAAATTTTGGCTCACTAACCGAATAACCATGCCGTGCAACTGGGTATGCATCGATGTCGTACAGCCAAAACTGAGGAATGCCATTGGTATCACGTGGACCCGTCAAATTGCACGTCGTGAACCCTCCACGGATAGGATGAACACCCATCAAGATTCGTAGTGGTTGCACTTCACTCGGACCAGCGAGAATCTTATGACCCTCGAACAGCTTGCCTTTCAGCATCAAATACCCATCTGCCAACGGCGTTATAACCTCGTACACGCCTTTCTCGTAGTCATCCCCGATGTATTCAACTTTCATCGGCGGGCCTCGGCATTGATAGCAAGGGCATCGAGCAAGTATTCATATCGCATCTTCAACGCTTGCGAGTTTGTTTGCATCGCACTGAACTGAACCGTTAGCAGCTTGAATTGATTCTCGCTGATGGTAACAGGCTTGCGATCCAACACATCTCCGAGTGTGCGGATTTTACGATCGAGCTCAAACTTCTCATCATCGATCTGCTTCAAAACTAGCTTCTTAGAACTCATGGTCTTTTTCCCCCTTAAACGGCAATTACAGACATTTCCAGCATGTCAGGCTCAAGTATATTCAGATAGTCGGCGAAGTCCCTAGAAAGAACCTCACACGCATGGTGAGCGCCACGAGCAGTTAGCCATGGTTTTGCGTGTGAACGATACTCTGTCAGAGAAGGATACTGGTGACCACGCAACTGCTTGAAGCCACCGAAGTATACCGGATCACCTGGCGTTTTGACCTGGATCAAAAACCTCTTATCCATCGGTTTCATCACGCTTCACCTCCCAGATCTCAATGAGAATGATCACATTGACTAGGAAGATGCAGAGCATGATTCAGAACAGTGGTAACAACAGGCCACTGAAGAACACAAAGTTCAACGTGGTAAATGCCAGGACAACCAACATGGCTGCCATTAAAACGTATTTACAGAATTTCAAGTGCTTCCTCCTCAGTGATCACGAAGATGTCGTCGTTGTTTTGATGGTTTTGCCAATCAGCAGGCGTGTAGCGAGCCAGTAGACCGTACCAGGTCTCAATCGGCAAAAAGTCAATTGAGTTGCTATCAGCAAAGTGATCCATGATCTCAGCGAACGAGTAAAGCTCAGCTTGAACCGGATCATTGGTGTAGCCGTTGTATGACCGCGGCTGTGAAGACTCTGAACGCTTGCCCCAGAACTGCGGGTGCTTTTTGTCGCCATATTTGGATTCCATCAACAGGTATTTGCGTTTGTCAGCCATTTGTTTCCTCCCTAGCTTCTGAACTATACATGGTGTCATAGACAACGAGATATGGTTGCTCACAGCGCGAGCATTCGATTTCGAGTTGTTCACCCTCGTGCCAATTTGGGTTGTACTTGTGGATCTCCCACGCGTCCTTTTCTTGATAGCCACAATATGGACAGGTCGGGAAGAACCTGAGAGTTTGAGAATCTTGTTCACTCATAGATTGCCTCCTCTGGAAATCTGTAATCTCCATATGGTGATTCACCTTGAGACTCAAGCTTGAGCCTCGTATATCCTTCGTCCTGATGAAAATATAGAATTGCTTCCATGAGATCCCAGTATGCTTTTGGTGTTAGCCATAGATCACTGTCGGCGTGATAAATTGGTGCGTATTGTGTCGTCCAGCGGTTGAAGGCGGCCATCGCACCTTTGTCAATTTCGACAATATGGTAATCCATTTCAGGTTGTGGCATATGCAATCGCTGTTCAAAAGTTGCCTTCCAGTATTGCTGAATGGTTGGATGATTACTCACTTCGAGCCCTCCCCATCAACTTTTGTCAAATTGTAATGAATCCCGTCGTAAATGAATTCAATGGGTTTCCCACTACCAGACCGGACAAAGTAGAACTCATCATCTCTTCGGAAAACTCCCATTGCAGCCTCGATGCGCTCGCGATCGGCTAGTGTGATTGAAATCCAATCTTCATCATCTCGATTTGACAGGCTGAGAGTTTCTGATTTTTCTGGTTGAATTTTCAAGCTTTCGCCACGATGCCCAAGTCGTGTCACGTATTGCGGATTAATAGTGTCCCCACTGTCAAGCTTTACTAATCTCATCGGCGCCACCTCATCTTTGTTTCGAACCATTGCAAGAAACCTTTTCTTGATTCACGGACGCCTGCGTGGGCGATTTCTTTGACGATATATACGTCAAACCACTCAAGATCATCAGTTCCGTCATCGTCGAAATCATAAATGCATGCGTGTGACGCTTTTGCCTCTTTGTGATAAAGCTTAATTGCTTCTCGCTTAGTCAAACCATTGGCAATCAGCCCACTATCGCCGGTGAAAACCATGTATCGGTCTTTTGTCATTTAGGAGCCTCCTTTGGCGTGGTTACATCCATCACGGTGCTAAGCAGTGCGCCGGCACCGTTGAGAAATGCTACAACCTTTTCATTGTCTTCAGCCTCACGCCCTGCCTGCTCAATGAGAATCATCGAGCTACGAATAAGACTTCCGAGTGTGTTCTGACGAGAATTCATTGTCATTGCTTCATCCCCTCCAATACGCCTTCAAGGGTCTGCATGGTCAGAGTCGTCGCCACTAGTTCAAAGGCATGGTCAGCAAGAAACTCAGTCAGCCGATCCTTCGGCCAATCGCTTTCCACATGGGTACGTGCCTGGGTTTTAAGTGTGTCAGTCCAAAAGCCTTTTGGAACGAGTGCACCGTCAGTGGCAGTTGCCATCAGGTCGATGGCCTTGGTGATCACTTCGTCGCGATCAAGTTCGATATAAATCTTGCTGTTGTTTTGCATGTGTATTCCTCCATGTGTCAGGCCTGTTCTTCGATGAACAGACCGGTTCGTGCGTCATACCTGGCAATAATCACAGGCACCTTGTAACGCTGCATAAACATCACGATTCGCAACCGTGCCGCCTCTGTCATCGTGGCTGTTCCGCCTTTGACATCAACGACCTTCTCCAGTGACCCATCTAGGTCATAAAAGGCAAAGTCAGGCGTGTAGATGCGACGTGAGTACTGCTTGTTGTTCAATCTGAATCTCGGTAAAAGCTGGAATGCTTGGTGATACTTTGTTTCGTGATACCTGCCATCTTCAATCAGTCGGTTGTAGTAAAGAGCCTCAACACGGCTGTCGCAGAACGTGCCGTCAATGGCAGCACATTTCATCGCACCATACTTGTTTCGCCGCTTGAATCGACGTTTTGGCAGTTGATCCATCAAGTCACCTCATTCATAAAATTCGCGACCAGCCTCGGTCACAACCAGTGTTCGTGGTTGCATTTGCTTGCTAGTCAGCATCTTGTCATCTTCCATGCGACGCAGATACCACGCAACCGTCGAAGATGACGATAGACCGACCGCTTCTCCAATTTCTCGAATGGTGGGAGGATAACCGTGATCATCTGAGTATTCATCAATCACTCGCAGGATTGCGCGCTCCCGTGCATAACTACGCGTTTGTATTTTGCTTCGCCTCCCTCATGGTCTTCAGCCCAGCCAATCCTTCAGCAATTTGCTTTTTCATCTCCGGAGTAGTTGGTTTGGCTTCTGGAACATAATCTTTTTCCAACCAGTCCGGAGTCTCCTCTTGCCGACTTCCGCGAGGCCGCTGTTTGCGCTTGAACGCAGTATCTTGCGCATTCACTTGCTCAAGCGTCCTGACGTTCGACTTCTCCCAGTTCTTCAAGATCCCTTGTGCATACTTCCAACCGTTGCCAGCCTCGACCGCACGCTTGACCGCCTCGATGACCAGCTCTGCACCGAGATCCTTGCACCAGTCGTCGATTTGTTGCTGAACGACAGGAGCCATCATCCCGATGTTGCTCTCGTAGAATCGAAAAGCATCACGGTAATCGACAGCGGCGGCATGCGCCGGACTCGGCGCGTCTTTCTGTTGTTGGTTCTGGTTATGGTTCTGTGTTGGTTCTGGTTCTGGTTGCACATCGGTATCCATAGACTTTGCATAGGGTATCGGTACTGTATTTTCAGAACCAGATACAGTATCCAAATCAGTGACCTTTGCCCGAATAGGATATTCATACTGTTGACACGTTTCGATGACTTTGATTGCGAAGTCACGCGTCTTCATACTTCCAAGTTCTCGATCAATTACCATTGCGACCTTTGGCGATCGTGCGGAATTGTACTTGAGCCAGTTGACAATCATGATCTCGCTGGCTTCTTGGTTGTATAGGATACGTCCGTCCTCTCTGAAGCGCTCAAGGGCCTGAGCTACTTCCTTACGGCTTAACCCTGTATCAAATGATGCGAATCTTTCTGAATACTCGTAGACGCCGCTTTGCGTCGTTTTTGGATTGGTAAGCAGGTAGAACCACAAAAGCTTTTCTGCAGGCTCCAGCTCGCTGTACCACTTGTCCTGCCACATTGAGAGATGCACTTGCCGATAGATTGCCAACTCAGCACCTCCTAGTCGAGCAGGTCAGCAAGCTGAGTGATGCCAGTCAACTGCTTCGTTGCTCGACAGTAAGCGCAATGACCACAGTGCGTCGGTTCAACTTCACCGTTCTTGACTGCCTCGATATGTGGCTGCATTTCAATCACACGGTCCAACCAGTAATCGAGTAAATCCTGCGGCAAGGATACCAGCGCTTTGTCAGGCGGATCCTGCTTAGTGACAGCGACGATGATTGGCATTGCATCGGTATGATACTGCTGACGCACCAGTTCTTGATAAATCGCCATCTGGAGTGGATAGTGATAGGCTTCGATGAAAGTCCCATATCGATGATCATCTTCCAACCAGAAGCGTTTCTGAAGGTCCTGCGTGGTCTTCAAATCAGCAAAGTACTGGTGACTATCTGAGAAGCAATCGAGCTTCCCCATCCAATCAACGCCGCCGATTTTTCCTTGAATAATGACTTCCTTATTGCCCTGATAGAATTCACGGAACACTGGATCAGATTCCAGCGTCTCGATCATCTTGTCTGCGACTTGGTAGTCCTTCTTAGGCTTACCTTTTGAAGGTCCTCGGCTAGATAACATCTGTGGATGATGACGCTTGAACGCACCATGAACGTACGGGCTCTCAAAGTAGCTGTGAAGGTAGTTACCGACTAACAACGGCGTTTCATCTCGATCAGGTGACCACTCGCCTGTAAGCTCAGCCAAAGCCTCTGCTTCGCACTCCATGAACTTTTTGAACCAGGTCACTGACTGATAGTGCCAGTTAGCAGATTCACTATAGTAATTCCGTCTGTTCAGCTTCAGCGGTCGTAGATTCGTCGGAATCGCTGGATTCAGCGGCTTCTGTTTCTCTGGTTTCGTTGGCATCTGCATCATTGTTGACTACCTCCTTTTGAGTTTGAACAGCATGTTGAACGGTTTGGCCTGTTGGCAATTGTTGTGTTTGCTTGGCATCTAATAGGCGTTGAAGCATGTCTTCACCAGATTCAGGTGTTACGTCACGAGGTTGTTGTTCGTCGTCATATTCGCCATGTGTTGTGCGGTTAAGGGCATCGACATAGAGATCACTATCATCAGACGTGTTGATGATGTTTTTGGCTGCGCGATTGATCACTGTGCGCTTTGCCATTTCTTCAGGAAACTGCTTCTGCGTAGATCCACCGTTCTTTGTCTTTGACCATGATGCTTGAATCTGCTTGGCGCTCATGACGGTGTAGAGAAGCTCATCATCCGCCCGCTTGACGATTGCGAATGCGGCGATAATCTCGTTGTCGATGTTCTCGAATGCGGGTTCAAACTTCGTGACGACTGTGCGGCCCCGATCAGAACCGATTTGGAACTTATCACCCTTGTGAACGACTTCGGCCCAGACGTCATCGATATCTGCCAAGCGCTTCAATACCGTTTGAGTGCCGAAGTATGAACGTTGCAGTTGAAGTTCACGGCCATACACGATGAAGTATGCTTGCGACTTTGCTGGCGATAAGCCTTGCACTAACATGTCGAGCAGTGCGTTAGCAATGGACTCCTTGGTTACAACGTTGAGTGCTGGTTGCTTGTTACGATCCTGAGTCTTCAAGATGGTGAACCATGCACTCTTGAGTGCGTTTTGCGGGTTGTAGTGAGCTGGTAGTGCCAAACCTGCGTTTTCTAAACCTTCGAGCCGGTCGCTCACCTGGTCAGTAATGTCACGTTGAAGCAATGCTGATTGATCTTGCATGTGTTATTCCTCCTCGTTTGCTGTGCACGGGGTCCCACCAAGATGGATGAGATATTCCCGAATTTCAAAAGTGTCGTCCAGTACAACTTCACCGCCCATGTCGATGATGTCATCGCCTGGGAAAATCGGCTTATCATGCCAGTCAACACCGATGGCTTCGCTGGCCGTCCCTTCGGCGATGTGTTGCTTGTCGAGATCATGCTGAGTAAAAACATCCATCATGATTGCTTCGCCGCCTTTCGTGGATCACCGAGTTGTGGTACTCTTGAGCTAAAGATTTTTTGATTAAGGTTCCATTCACCGACAGTTGCCGCTGTCGGTTTTTTTGCGTCTTCATCGTTGAAGCCATCGAAGTGCTTGCGCCAAGTTGCTGAGCGTTTTTGCATTGCGTCGTTCAGTTTGGCGAACGAAATGAAGATGACTGCGGCTGCCGTTGGTACTGCAGTAGCAGCTCCGATTACAATTCCGACCATTCGTTCTACCTCCTATGAGTTACGTCGATACCAGTCTTGCAAGTAGCCAAGCTCGACCGTCTGTGATTGTCCCGGTCCTTCAAACCTTAGGGGTTCACCGCGTTTAGTTTTGCCATGCTTCCACCGTGAAACTGTTGAAAGTGATACGCGATAATACTCAGCAACTTCGCCGGCACGCATCCGAACTTCAAGTTTTGGCTTTGATTGTCGCCTGCTTCGAGTTGTGATAGTTTCCGCAGCGGTTGGCGCTGGCATCTGCTTGGTCTTTCGTAAATCAATCACACGCGCTTGCGTTGCCATTTGGGCTCACCTGCTTCCATGTAGTGATTCTTGATATAGGCCGGCATCCGAGCGTCAAACAGCTCCATGAGTGTGATACCAAGTTTGTCAGCACCAGCACCCAGAAGCGTCATATCGACCAGCGTGCTATCGAGCTTCTGGTTGAGATATTCCCTCAGCGCGGCACGATCAGCGGCGGTCAAGCCCTCGGGATTGCCAATTAGAAGCCTAATATTTCCCGAATCGCGGGCCTGCTTCTCTTGACATTCTTCGAACTCATCAACGTCGAGCAAGGCCGACAAGTTTGACCTCGGCATCCTCGGCCCAGTGAAAGACTTGAGCAATCCGAGCATCATGTTGCCAATTTCCTCAGAAAACTGAGTGTCATCAGCGACGTTCGCTAGATTAACCGCATCATTCGGGCTGGCTGGATAATCATTTGTGTAGTTGTTGATAGTGGCGTTACTCCGCCCTGTCATGTGAGCTAAATATTTTTGTGTCAATCCTTTGCGTTCAATGACTTGGTTTAACTTGCGACCAAATTTGACGCGAAGCGGATTGGCATTGGAAAGTTTACGTTCCATATTCAATTCCCTCGTTCGTATAATTAATTGGTAGAAAACATGTACGGCCTAATCGTCAAATGCGTGATGCCAATCAAAATGCGTAAATTGATCATCATCGACGTAGACCTCGATGCCCAGACCTTTAATTTGCTGAATCAATTCCGGATAGTTAGTGAAGTTAGAACCCAGCTTCATGCTTTGCTGTCCAGCGGCGTTCTTCTCGCGGAAGTTCATGCGGAAAAGATTCCACAGGCGTGATTTGTTGGTTTCGACATAGTCGGACTTGATTGTTTCTACGACGTTATCCATGTGGTTCACCTCCTTTCGTTCATTGACATGTGAGATAATCGCCTCAAAGGAGGTGATTATAATGGAAAAGCCCTATATTATTTCTTACGATCTACACGAACCGGGTCAACGATATGCAAGCCTTAAGGCCGCACTAGAAAATAACCTTAAAGCCAGTTGGTGGACACATTATTTAGAATCGACGTACCTAGTCCGAACCAGTTTATCTGCCCAAGAAATAGTCGAAACCTTGAAGCCATTCTTAGATAAGGACGACCGCATGTATATCTTCGAAATCAAGGATTCGAACTACCAAGGCTGGTTAAACGAAAAGGAATGGAAGTCTGTTAAAACGAAGATTCTTGGCCTGGAAGGCTAGTATCTTGAACCTTGCCAGAACTATCTTCGGCAATGAATGTTTCAGTGGCGGCTGGGCGTGCAGGCTCAGCCGCTTTGTCATTGCTGCGTCGCATCTCGCGAACCTTCTCGCGCAACGGCAAGATTTCGGAGTCGCGGTAAATCTTCTGCATGATCTGGACCTCGTCTTCGCTCGCCACTTCGATGAGCAGGTTGCCGGCCTTGAACCAGCTATATCCTTCTGCCTCGTGATGGAGTGCACGGCTATGGTTATTGGCTGCCGCCGCGTAAAGCTCGCCTACCTGCAAATCCACCATACGAGAAAAGGCTTCGACAATTGGTGTGTGTTGGGTCATTTGATTGCCTCCTCTAAGGCGATTAGCGCATCTCGGTAGCACGGAATAGTTCAGCGATGGCCGCCACCATCTCTGGACTATTTTTAGTTCCAGAATCACGCAAGACTTTGACGATGAACTCGTTAGCCGACTTTGTTGCATCAGCGCGACTGGTATTGATGTGCGTCGTTTGATCTGGTTCGCTGGTCATTTGACTGCCTCCTTAGTTTCGATTTTAGTAACTTTTTGAGTATAAAGATCGTCGAGTCCAACCTGTAGCGCCGCGGCAATCAACGGAACGTGGTTCGAGTCGAATGTGTAGACGCCGTTCTCGTATCGAGAATAATCGGCTTTACTTTTCATACCAAGCATTGGTGCCATATCAGCTTGGGTGAACCCAAGCTTTTCGCGACGCTTCCGAATAAATTCTAAGTTGAGTTTCGGCATCAAAATTCTCCTTTCCGGTTACTGATTTCGCAACCCTTGACACTATAATAGGTTTCTATTTTAGTAATGTCAACTCTAAAAAGTAACTTTTTTAGAAACAATTCAGATTCGATATCAGTAACCGTTGTATTATCAAGTTGTCATTTTAGTAACCGAGGTGAGAACATGGCTGAAGAACAGCAATTTGATGACCAAGCTCTAGTAGCACGTATCATCAATCTTCGTGAGTCACACGACTGGACCCAGAAAGATCTTGCCGATCGAATGGGAATCAATAAAGTAACTATGAACAAGATAGAAAATCTCAACCGTTCAGTTTCTCTGAGCGAATTAACCAAAATGGCTGATATTTTTGACGTCACTACTGATTATTTACTCGGTAGCAACAACACACCGAAATGGGCTACCAAGCAAGACGTCATTGATCTAAAAGACGTACTCGACGACAAGGATGGTACCTCGTTTAACTTCGGTGGCGAAAAGCTTACCGATGAACAAAATGCAAAGCTCAATCTGGCAATCACTCAAATATTTTGGGACAAACTTAAGGAGCGCAAGCAAAGTGGCAAATAACGATAGGGACGATATCATTCCTTATCTTATCCACCGCTATGGCTCTGCTGACCCGTTCAAGATTGCAGAACAATTGAATGTTGACGTTCGCTGGACTGACCTAGGCGGTGAAGTGCTTGGCCGAACTCGGAACTTGTTTGGCCAACCAATCGTGATGCTAGACTTTAGTATTCGTGAAAGCCTCAAAAAGTATTTTGTCATGGGTCACGAGCTTGGCCATGTGCTTCTTCACGCAGATGTTGGCGGGTATTACAAAATGGTCCCCCACGGCGACGATAGAGCAGAGGCACAGGCGGACGCATTTGGTAAGGAATTAATGATTTGGCTTTTCCGGGAGGACTATGGACGTCTTCCTGATACTTATGGCGATCTGGTGCACGCCTATGGATGCCCAGAAATGTAACGGGGAAAATAGGGAGCATGGTTATGAAGAAATTTCTTTGGGGTCTTGGTATCGGGCTGGTTTTGCTAGTATCTGTTGGCGGCTATTATATGTATCAGCAGTCTACTGAGGAACAAGCTCGCGAAGCGGAAAACGATGATGACGTTACCACGAGTGATCTCAACGAGTACACCGATGACGAAGATGATTCAGATGACGAATCTGATTCGAGCTCTGAGTCTTCTGAAAGTGAAAGCACAGGTTCGGAATCCGAAAGTAGCGATAGTGAATCTGAATCCTCTAGCACGAAGCCGGAGGAAACATATAAACCCATTGAGCAAGTATTCGACATGAACACTATCATGGATCAAGACGATCAGACATTGCTCACCAAAGGAATCGATGTAGAACTGGACAATTATAAGGTTGTTGACTTCGGCGCTGATCAACAACGTCACTATCACGTTTTACTTTCTCCAGATGGTGGACTTTCACCCATGTTTCTGCTCGTGTTCAAGCGTAAAACAGGCACCACTTTGACTCTGTCGGACACAGTTACTGCAAAGGGAATGATCAACGGCACGGGTACTGTCAACAATAGCCAAACAGGAAGCGGCATAAAGGCTCAATACTCCGGCGATAAAGTCATTCTATTCATTGCTGACAGTGTCACCTGGTAGCCAGCTGATTGCAAACAAATAGCCTCGCGCGGAGGCTTGCATACTAGTATTCAATTTTCTTGGGACCAACACAGTTCTTGATAATGTCAATTAACGAAGAATCGTCAGATACCCCGTCTCCAAGATAAATGGACTCATTTATTTCACGTTCAGTTATGTCGGGATCCAGTCCGCGCATCAGTGTCTTACGTAGATTTATTTTTTGATCAGCTGTTAGTGCAGTTACAAAGGTGGCGATATTATCACGTTTAAAAAAATTCTTCATGGCTTTCCTCCTAGAGTTAAAACAATTTCTGGATTTATGCTTGGCGGCCAAGCAGTCTTAGCATTCATTGATCAATTCACTAATTGGATAAAGGACTGGCATACTCAAATAATGATTTCAATCATCATTTTATGGCTACTAGCCTTGTATGTGAATCGCCTAATTGACAGATATCAATTACAGGGCAAGATTGATAGTTTAGAGGAAAATAAGTCTGGCGTTGATGCGATGTATAAGTCTGCAATTCATGAAGCAGAAGATGCGCACAACAGCAATGAAAGGCTTCAACTCTTAAACACAGTCTTGGCGCAATCAATTGTTCAGTTAACCTCAACGTTACCCCCTGAGGAACAAGAAGCAACAATGCAAGCAATCAATACGCGCATTAATATTGAGGAGGCAAACTATGAGTAAAGAATCAAAAATAGCCAAAATTGTAGATGATCACACTCTTGTAATTACGGGTGGAGACGATTTTGAAATCGAAAAGGGACAACGATTCGAAATCATCGGGAAAAAAGGCAAAGCGGTCACTGATCCAGATACCGGAGAAGTTCTTGGAACTCTGGATGAGCTCAAAGGAATCGTAAAGGCTATAACCGTATACCCACATATGACGGTAGTCAAAAGTGAAGTTCATGAAGCCGATGCGAGTTTCCCAAGCGCAACGCAAATTGCAGTGAATAATCTTGCAACTGGCTTGAATGCATTTCGGCCAAGAAGATATCATGAGCACCTTAATGTGGACCTAAATCAGGTGACTGGAGGACTTAGTTCAGATGAAACATCCCCCATCCGTATTGGTGACATTGTGCGCCCTATCTAGATGAATAACGGCAGAGAGTTGAATGTTTTCATAAAAATTATATCTGTTTGTATAGGCAAAAGCTATAACCCCGCTATGGGGTTTTTATTTAACTTGCCACCCGAACGTCAGTTTGTAAAATATAAATCAATATTCAAATCGGAGGAACTTCCATGGCAACAATCAAACCTTATACACTAAAGTCTGGAAAAGTTAGGTATGATGTTCAAATCTATGACCACTGGAATAAAGGTACTGGAAAACAAGCAAACGTCCACAAGGCAGGCTTTGATACCTGGGAAGAAGCAAATGACTGGGCAAAGGAAAAGACCGCCGAGCTCGTTAAGCAGAAGCGTACGGGTCGCTGGCGCGATAAGATGCTACTCAAAGACTGGCTCACCGAATGGGTCAGTAAGTACAAGGTCAACGTCAAAGAAGGCAGCATGATCATCTATCGCTATAACATTGATCACTACCTCATCCCCAATGTCGGCAATTACATGCTGCGGGAATACACGCCGACCGTCCATCAACAGTTCATCCTCGACATGCTGGATCATGGTGGCAAAGATGGTGCCCCACTTCAGAGAAATACGGTGTCGATCATCAACGCGACGATTGGTAATGCTTTGGCCAAGGCCGTGAAGCTCCACTATATAGCCGAGAATCCAACGATCAGCGTTGAGTATCCGCGATCAGCACGTCAGTTCCAACGACTACACTATTGGAGTGTGCCACAAGGCGACGCGTTTCTTGAAGCGGTCAAGAAGGACCGAAACAAGGTCTGGTATTATTTCTTCTTAACTGTTTTGGATCTCGGCTTGCGGAAAGGCGAAGCGCTCGCTTTAACCTGGGACGATATCAATTTTGTGGATAACACTGTGGATATTAATAAGACGCGTCTGTATCGCGCAGAGGTTAGAGAACATGCGGGTGAGATTATTCTTGATGATCCAAAGTATCCAGCATCATTTAGAACCCTTTACATGACTAAACGTCTGCGGGCCGCATTGCTTGAATATCGGGCAAAATGGTATCCACATGGTGATGTCGTGGCAATCGAAGATGGCGCACCCAAAATCCCTGCTGGTGAATTTGTCTGGAAACACATGGGCACTCAGCGATACTTTGGCAAAGTGGTCGGCGAAAGCGGCGTGTATGGCGCGATGAAGCGAGCAACCGATACAATTAACCATCCACTTCCTAAAATCACTGTTCATGATCTCCGCCACACCCTCGGCGTCACCCTTCGTGAGTCCGGTGTCCCATTGGAAGATATCAAAGACATTTTGGGACACAAGGATATTTCGACCACGCAAATCTATGCCGAGATCACCCCTAAAGTCAAAAAATCAGCGACTCACAAACTCAACGAACATCTCGAAAAACAACAAAAAAGCGCCCCTAAAAAGGGACGCCGAGTCACCCATCTTAACAGTTTTCTTAACAGTTAAGAGAGAAACGATGTTTATTTTGTTCTAGGCTGATTCTTTCGGAAACGCTAGAACCGTTGGTATTACAGGCGTGCGTTGAGTTCCTTGGTAAGGTCTTCGTAGCCAGGCTTGCCAAGCAAACCAAACATGT